ACTCAAGACGAATATCTCAATTTTCTCCAACGCTTTTGCCGACGAACCGGATGAGGCGATCACGCTGGAGGCATTCTTCCAAGGCGTGAAGGATGGGCGGTGGCAGCGGCAGGTGGACATCCTGCGCGAACACCTCAAGCGCGGTGACGAGCCGCGCTACACAGCCAAGAAGCGCGACCTGCCAGCCGTTACCATTTCATGCCATTGCCTCTCCCGCGAGCGTGACCTTTCACCCGAGGCGAAAGCGATCACTCACAGTGGGTGGCTGCAAGCGGATTTTGACCTGAAGGATAACCCGATGCTTGCGGATGATTCCGTGGTGCGCGCCAAGCGGGCGGAACTCCTTGCCGATCCCTATGTGGGTGCGGTTTTCGTGGGTCCATCCGGGCAAGGACTCAAGGCCGTGGTCTCAATCGATACCGAGAAGCACAAGGATTCATGGTTTGCGGCTGAACTCCATTTCCGTGAAAAGCACCGGCTGAGTCTCGACAAGGCGACCAAAGACCCGATGCGCCTCTGCTTTGTCTCCTACGATCCCGAAATGGAGACAGCGGACATTTACCAGCCGATCCCCGTGCCGGACAAGATGCCAGAGCCTGAAGTGTGGCGTCCACCCGTGGAGACGACAGCAGCAGACATTGCCGAGATGCTGCGCTACATCCCACCGCGCCCGGATTACGATACATGGCTCAAAATTGCCTCCGCAGTGTGGAGCGTCCTCCCGATGCTCGACGGTGCGCGCATCCTCCACCAATGGTCCCCAGAAGAGAAGGATGGCGAATACGCATCCAAGCACAAGGCACGCCTCAAGCAGGTGGGAGTCGGCACGCTGGCACACATCGCCAGTGAACATGGATTCGATGCCCGTGAGGCATGGAGGCGGAAACGCTGGGCTGGCCGCATCCGCTTTGCCGACTCGACCCTCGGACCAGGACAAGGGGAAGACCCGCTGGCCGGTGCCGATGTCGCAGCTATCGGAACCGAGATTTCCCGTGAACGCATTATGGTGGCCTACGCGCAGGCCCACAAGGGAGACGCCCGCCTATGGGCTGAACTCCGAAAGGGCCTGCGCGTTTGGAACATCCACGCCAAGGTGTGGATGACCTACGAGGACGGCTTATGGAGGCGCGACACGGGAAACACGACGCTCCTCGATATATCCGACACACTCACGGAGGTTTATCAGCGGGTAGCCGACTCGGTGCGGGCCGAAATGAAGGCAAATCCCTGCGATGACGAAAAGAAAGACCCGCGCATCAAGGAAATCAAGGGCCTCGAGGACCGCTGCCACAAACTCTGCCACTCGGAATATCTGGCTTCAGTCGAGCGCATATCCAAGAGCGAAATGAACCTCCCGGCGACCGCTTTTGATTCCAACCCCGAGATCCTCGTGGTGCTCAATGGCACTCTGGATTTTGCCGAGGGCATTTTCCGCGAACATCGCGCATCCGACTACGCGACGACACGCTCGCCAATCAATTTCGACGGGGCCGTGGAGTGTCCAAAATGGGATGCGTTCCTCAACCGATTCATACCGGATGTCGAGACACGCGTCTATCTGGCTCGTGCTTTTGGCTATTCGCTGACCGGCCGCGTGGACAAGGACGCGCTCTTCTTTGCCTACGGCAAGGGAGCGAATGGAAAATCCACCCTTTTCGGTGTGCTCAAAATCCTCCTCGGAGACCTCATGACCACGGTCCCCATTGCCGCCCTCCTCGCTGCCAAGTCTGATAACAACTTCGATTATTACAAAGCGAGCATGGAGGGAAAGCGCGTCGTTCTTACGGACGAAATCCCCGAGGGGCGGAAATTGGCCGATAGCCAGGTGAAGGCGATCACCGGCGGCGATGCCATCAATGCCCGCCGGCCATTTGAACAACCCTACGCCTTTTTCCCCACTCACAAGCTATGGCTCATGGGAAACCACAAGCCGGATGTCCAAGGCACAGACGAGGGAATCTGGCGGCGGGTTCACATGATCCCGTTTACCGTCACGATCCCCGAGAACGAACGGCGCGAACGCCACGAAATCCTTGCTGAGTTTGAGGCTGAAGCGGCCGGCATCCTCAACTGGGCGATCCGTGGACTCCTCGAAAGCCGAGACATCGGCCTCAAGCCGCCGCCCCAAGTCGTAGAGGCGACAAGGAACTACCGCGAGGAAAACGACCAGTTCGGCTCCTTCCTCATCGAATGCACGGAGAAGGACATCACCGGGCGCTGCGGTATCGGATCGCTGGCGAAAACCTACGCCATCTGGTGCGACCAAAACAACGAACAGCCACGCTACCGAGGGACACGCCAACTCCGAAAAGTGATGTCCGAACGAGGCTACCACATCGAGCCGGACAGGAAGGACCATCCGACCATTCACGGAATCAAACTGAAGATCGAGGAGAAGAATGACGCCTTCGGACTCTCTGCCTAAAATGAAAAGATGTCTTCAGAATCCGGCGTTTCCCGCGCCGGAAATGCCGGAAAGAAAAAGAATCCTTTTTATTGACATACCCAAAAAAGGCATTTTGAGGGCTATTTCTGCCGGAAATGCCGGATTGGCCGGATGTTTCATATTAAATGTTAGGAATCTATTTTTAATACCTCTCTTCTCCACAGATCTAGGTTTCACAACCCCTCTTTTCCGGCATTTCCGGCACCCCCGTTTTTTCCCGTTTTCCTATGCCAACCTTCACCCAACACGACCTTGAACGACTCGGATACACCCTGCAACCAGACGGCTCCTACGCACGAGCCAGTCATCACCCTACACCTGCCCGGATACCTGACCCCAAGCCTCAACCGGCTATTCGGCAAACACTGGACTGCCAGCCACCGCGAAAAGCAACTCGCACGGGCCGCGTTACTCTCCGCATTACACGCCACGCACGCCGCCTCCTCGATGCCGATAATTTCGCAGGCGGTTGCAAACCTCTCATCGACCAAATTCGATACGCCGCCCTCATCCCGGACGACGACCCGGCCAGCGTCGAACTCCAATTCCGCCAAGAGAAAGTCGCCAAGAAACACCTCGAAATGACCACCATCGAAATCACGCACCCATGAAAGAAATTCTCGAAGAAAATAACCGCCTCAAAGCTGAGGTGGAAAAACTCATCAGCGACAACATGGAGCTGACTGCCGTGATCCGGTCGCTGCGCAGGAATGCCAGGGAAGAAGCCGAACACCACGACCGCATGGTTGGGGAGATTGAAAAGGTCTACGATGAACGCGACGAGGCGCGGGCCGTTGCATACGATCTGGCCGTTATCGCCTCACACTGCCTCGGATCGCACGGTTCTGCATTATTAACCGAAACATCTGAAAGAATTGCAGACACATTGAAGCGATGGAGGGAGCTAAAGCAATGAGCGAGGAGGTCGCCATTGGAATGCAAAAACTCGCCTGCGCCATCCTTATATGCGCAGCAGAAGACTTGAACGCGCCAACGGATTACAAAAGCCCTTACGCGAGCCGAATCGCCGTAAAAAACAAAACTTCGGCAATTAATTTTTTCCAAAGCAAATGGTTTGCAGAAATAGCACAGGCAATCGGAAAGAACCCCAAACGACTTCGTGATGCGGTATTAACATGAAAGCCTCAAAAATCCTTAATCGGTTGTATAAGACCGGGACAACTCATCACGCAGCGCGTGGGTATGTGTGCTTGTGGGGGATTTTAATGGAAAAGGAAAACCCCGAAAAGACACATATTTACCAAGAAACCGCGAGGCTTTTATTGGAGGATATTTCATCTGATGAACGCAGAAAAGACGCAGGAGAACCCCATGTGCTCTGAAATTCCACTACCACCAACCGCGCAAGACATCGCCGAAATCATCGGAAAAGAATCGGCCTTGGCGATTGCATTCACGACCCGGCATCGGTGCGTCTATGTGCCACTCGGTCGGCTCCCGTCGCACAGCTATCTCGTCAGAACAATCGGGGAAGAAAAGGCCAAACTCCTGCAAAGACAATTCGGCGGGATGCTCCTGCCACTGGCGACCTGTCACCAAACCAAACAAGCCCTTATCAGGGCAAAAATCCAACAACTGAAAACACAACAACATGCAAACACCTGACCTCATACTCGTCAAAGACTCGATCAACACGATCAGCCAACTCCAATTCTGGGAAATACCAGAAGACACCACAAAGGAAAAATGGACTGACGGACACAAACAACTCCTGCTCATGCAGCAGGTAGTCAGAAAGCTATTGCCAAAGTCGCAATCATTCGGCGTCAAACAATTTGGCCTGGACTATCTGGTTGAGACGGAAGCCCAATTCCAACTGGAATTTGAAATCCCTCTACCGGCTGAAACCCCAAAGCGCGAAGAGGAAAGCGATGTCATTGATTACCTGGTCAAAGGATTCCAACGCTGGGCCGAGAAGGCTGGCGACATTGAAGCATGGGAGAAGGACCGCTTGGAACGGGCGCTCGAAATCCTCAAGCCGCTAACCTCAACAGCAGAACGCATTAAAAAGACTCTGCAAAGCAAAACTCTCCAATGATCCAAGCTATGACACGGACAATACCCGGGGGGGTAGTAGTTACTCCTGACGGGGGGACGGGTGCGGGTATGCGGAAACTTGCAGAGTTTGGCTAGAGATTGAACAAAAAACCGCAGTTTGCTTTTCAAATGAAACAACAAAACTACCAGATTGAACAGATCGAAACGGGGAGTCTCATCCCCTACGCACGCAACGCCAAGAAGCACGATGACGCACAGGTGGCCAAGATCGCCGGAAGCATCCGGGAGTTTGGCTTTAACAACCCGGTGTTGATCGATTCGGAAAACGGAATCGTTGCCGGTCATGGGCGCGTGCTTGCCGCGCAAAAGTTAGGGCTGGCATCCGTGCCGTGCCTCCGGCTGTCGCACCTCACGGACTCGCAACGCCGCGCTTACATCCTCGCCGACAACCGACTCGCCGAGATCGGCGGCGGGTGGGATGAAGAAATGCTCAAGCTCGAGCTGGCGGACCTCGCCGCCTTGGATGTCGATGTTGCTGAGATTGGGTTTGATGAAACAACACTCCATGAAATCAATTTTGAACCCGGCACAGAATCGGACCAAGGCAAACTCGATCAACTGGAACCGAAAATCGTGAAATGCCCGCAATGCCAAAAACAATTCGACGCCCGTGAGCAAGTGTGACCTCAAGATTGATTGGGCCACGCATGAGGCGGCAAAGTATGCCTGTGAAAATTGGCATTACAGCGGATGTCTCCCAGCTGGAAAATTGGTAAAAGTCGGCGCATGGGAAAACGGAAAATTTATCGGCGTTGTTTTGTTTGGCCGGGGCACAAATAACCGGATGGCGCAAGCATATAATCTAAAGCAAGACCAAGCTGCCGAACTTGTTCGGATTGCACTTTTAAAGCATTCCACGCCAGTCAGTCGGCTTGCTGCCATTGCGATGAAATTTCTTAGAAGGGCAAATGAAGGCTTGCGATTGATTGTGTCCTACGCGGACCCAAAGCAAGGGCATCATGGCGGGATATATCAAGCAGGGAATTGGATTTATGCGGGCAGTTCACAAGCTCAGAGAGAGTTACTGGTCAACGGGATTTTTATGCACAAGCGAAGCGCTTTTTCAAAATTCGGAACTGCTTCCCCGTCTGAAATTCATGCAAAGACAGGACTGAAAGTTGAATGGGCACCGCTTGAATGGAAACACATTTACCTCATGCCACTTGACACCGAGACAAGACAGAAGATATTAGCACTCGCCAAACCTTATCCCAAACGCGCCGTAAGTGATACTACGGACACGGCAGGCTTCCAGTCTGCAGAGGGCGGCTCAATACCGACCACGGCGCTCCATCTTCCAGTGGCATAACCCTTTTCTATTATGCCAAACAAAACCGAAGCCCAGACCGCCACCGTAACCGTGCTGGCAAATATATTCAACATCACGCCCGTGCGAGTGCAGCAACTTGCCAAGATGGGGGTTGTGGTAAAATCGGCGCGGGGAACTTATGAGGTATGGCGATCCGTGAAGGGATACATCAAATATCTCCAAGACCGAGCAGCAGGAAAAGGCATGGGGGAAGGAGACGGAGGCGACTACGAAAAGCACCGCACACGCCTCTACGCCGCCCGTGCTGACGCGCAGGAAGTCATTTCGGCCAAGCTCAAACGAACCGCGCATGATGCCGAGGCCGTGGCCGAGGTGATGAACGACATGGTGGCCAACGCCCGCAGCCGCATCTTGGCAATCCCCACGCTGGTCGCGCCAAGGGTGGCCGACGAAAGCGATCCGGCAGTGTGTCTGGAAATCATTCGGGACGCCGCGCATGAAGCCCTCACCGAACTGACGGATTACAACCCTGACAAAGTTGTGGCCCGTTTTTACAAACAACTGGAAGCAGAGCGCAACGAAAGCCCCGAAGCAGACGAGGCGGAAGAATGACCGTCGAGCAGCAAGAATTGGCCGGCCTCGGGCGGGTGATTTCAAAAACTTGGTCGCCTCCTCCAAAGTGGACGATCAGCGAATGGGCAGACCACCGTCGCAAACTCAGCGGAGAGGCGGCAGCGGAGAAAGGGCAATGGCGAACGAACCGCGCCGAATACCAGCGTGGCATCATGGACGCCGTTGCCGATCCGACTATTGAGCAGGTTGTCGTGATGTCCTCGGCACAGGTGGGAAAAACGGAGGTGCTTCTGAACTGCATCGGCTACTTCGTGGACTTCGACCCCTCGCCCCTCATGCTCGTGCAGCCGGACGAGGCCATGGCAGAGACATTCAGCAAAGACCGACTCGCGCCGATGTTTCGAGACTCGCCAAGCCTCCGCTCGAAAGTGCGACCGGCGAAGACACGCGACTCAGGAAACACGATCCTGCACAAAAGATTCCCCGGCGGCCATGTCACGCTTGTGGGTGCGAACGCCCCCAGCGGCCTCGCCTCGCGCCCGATCCGCATCCTCCTGCTGGATGAGGTGGACCGATACCCCGCGAGCGCGGGAACCGAAGGCGATCCGGTGAACCTTGCCATGGCTCGAACAAAGAACTTCTGGAACCGGCGCGTGGTCATGGTCTCGAGCCCGGGCGTGAAAGGTCTCTCCCGCATCGAGCGAGCTTTCGAGATTTCCGACCAGCGGCATTTTCTTGTTCCGTGTCCGCATTGCCAACACGAACACCCGCTGCGGTGGGGGAATGTCGTATGGCAGGACGGACGCCGCGACCTCGCAACCCTCCGGTGTCCCGCCTGCAACGGCACGATCACCAACGCGCAGAAAAACCAAGCGGTCTCCCGTGGTCGGTGGCAGGCCAGCGCGGGACCGAGCCAGATCGCAGGCTTTCACCTTAACGAACTTTACTCCCCCTGGCGCAGCATCGCAGACATCGCCATTGAGCACGGGCGAGCGAAAGACGACCCCTCAACCCTGCAAGTCTGGATTAACACCTCGCTGGGCGAAACATGGGAAGAAGGAGGCGAACGCATCAGCGAGCATGCCCTCATCGAACGGTGCGAACCCTACCCGCAGGCCGATGTCCCCGCCCGTGGCCTTATCCTCACGGCGGGAGTCGATACCCAGCAAGACCGCCTCGAGGTCGAAGTGGTCGCGTGGGCAGGCGGCGAAGAAAGCTGGTCGGTGGCATACCATGTCATTCTCGGCGACCCCGACATTCCCGAAGGAACGGCAGGCAGTCCGTGGACGCACCTCACCAACTACCTCCGCAAGCGCTGGACATCAGAGGCAGGCGGCGAAATGGTCATCGAAACCACCTGCATCGACACCGGCGGCTCGAACACCCAAGCCGTTTACGGCTATGTCAAACGCCACAAGGGAGATCGGGTTTACGGCATCAAGGGCCAAGGCGGCCCCGGCTTGCCCATCGTCGGCAACCCAGCCCGCCGCAGAGCAGGAAAGAAAACCACACGCCCCATCGATGTCTACATTGTCGGAGTCGATTCGGCGAAATCCATTGTTTACAAGCGCCTCCGCATCACCGAACCCGGACCCGGCTATTGCCATTTCCCGCAGGGACGCAGCGCAGAGTATTTCAGAGGGCTGACCGCAGAAAAGGCGATCACGAAATTCATCAAAGGATTCCCGCGCCTGGAGTGGCACAAGACATCCGGCGCACGGAACGAACCGCTCGACTGCCGGGTTTACGCATTCGCCGCGCTTGTGCTACGCGCTCCGCAGTTTGACAAGCTCGCCCTACGGAGGCGGCAGACCATGCCAACGGCCAAGCCCGCCGAGGCCGAAACGCCCCCTCCTGCGGAACTCCCCGCAGAAGACACCCCCCCACCTCACGCAGACACTGCCGGAAAACGCAGGCGCACCCAGCGCCGTGGCAGCTTCGTGAATTCATGGTGACAATAACGGCAGGCGAAACATTCGAGGTTACGGTATCGGCAGACCCCGCCGCGACCGTCCTTGTGCAATTCGCTGGAATGCAATCGCGCAATGTCGCAGCCACAGGCACGGCAGGAACCTTTACCGCCGCCGCAGATACGACCGGATGGATTCCTGGGCATTACATCTGGGAGGCATGGGCAACGGTCGCCGCACACCGCGCCCTTGTCGGAACAGGCGACCTCCTCATCCGCGAATCCGCGGCCACACTCGCCCCCGGTGCAGAGGTTCGCACGCAGGCCCGCATCGCCGTGGCGCACATCCAAGCCATGCTTGCAGGTGGCGCAACGCTTGAGGCGAAACGCTACAAAATAAACAACCGAGAGCTTGAGCGGCACAGCATCGCCGAACTCCTTCAGCTCCTCTCATTCTGGCGGCGTGAGCTGTCCCGCGAGTCCCGCCTCTCATCCGGCATCTCGTGCATCGGCCAATCCATTTCCGTCCGCATCTAACCATGGGCCTCTTCGATCTATTTTCCCGCACCGCCACCACGAAGACGCCCGCGCCAAGCCGTGCCGACCAGCCTCGCCTCTGGTCGGCGCGGTCCATTCTTTCCGACACCATCGGCAGCTTCGCCACAGCCGGGATGCCACAAGCCGCCGGCGCAGGGCGCTTGGAATCAACCTGGGCAGGCACACCGACCACGATTGACTCATGGATTTTCCATTACTGGTCTCGCATCGTCGCCCGTTCCCGTGAGCAGGCAGAGAACAACGACCACCTGAAGAAATTCCTCCAAATGGCTCGCGACAACATCGCAGGCCCCACCGGCTTCACATTCAACGCACAGATCCGCGACCCCAGCGGAACGATGGACACCGTAGCCAGCTCCGCCATCGAGGACGCTTTCGCCGATTGGAGCAAGCGCGGCAACTACGACATCACCGGCCAGCTCTCCCGCGCCGATGGCGAACGCCTGGCAGTGACCACAGCGGCTATGGATGGCGAGGTCATTTGCATCAAGAAGTATGGCGAAGACCTCAACAAGTGGGGCTTCGCGGTGCAATTCATCGACCCCGTTTTGCTCAACCCTACGAAATGGGAAAAGCTAAACAACGGCAATGTCATCCGCCACGGCATCGAGTTTAATCCGAACGGTCGCCCGGTGGCCTACCATTTCCGAAACTACGACGAAATGATGATGGGCTACATCAATCACAACGGCGAAAGCTTCCAGCGAGTGCCAGCCGATCAGGTGATTCATCGTTTCCTGCCAGAGCGAGTCGGCCAAAAGCGAGGCCTCCCGTGGGCACGCACAGCCCTCTGGCGCATGCGCATGCTGGCGGGATTTGAAGACGCCGCCGTGGTCAACGCCCGTGTGAGCGCAAGCAAGATGGGCTTTTTCCGCAACCTCGACGGCGACAGCGACGACATCCTCGAAATGGACGCCGAGCCGGGCAAGTTCGAGGACATCGGAAACCGCGAGTTTATCCCCTACACGCCGCAATTTCCCGATCAAGCATTTGACCCCTTTTGCAAAGCCATGCTCCGGTCGATTTCCTCCGGCCTCGGTGTGAGCTACAACAACCTCGCCAGCGACCTGACGAGCGTCAATTTTTCCAGCATTCGCCAAGGCGCACTCGACGAACGCGAAGTGTGGAAGGGCCTGCAAGAATGGCTCATCTCTGGCTTCGTCCTTCCGATCTACGAGTCATGGTTGGAACGCTCTCTACTCGCCAACAAAATCCTGATCGCTGGCAAGCCGCTCAAATTCGACCGACTGGAAAAATACAAGCAAGTCGCCTTCACCGGACGCCGGTGGGCATGGATCGACCCAAGCGCAGAAATGGCCGCGAACGAAAAAGCCATCTCGCAGAAGCTCAAATCCCGCAGCGAGATCATCCGCGAGACATCGAACCGAGACCCAGAAGATGTCTGGAGCGAGATCGAGCGCGAGGAAGTGGAGCTTAAAAAACGCGGCATTGTCCCGCTCATCCCCGCAGGCGCAGCCGCCCCCGTGGCACAGCCCGACCCCCAGCCATGAGCCAGCCTTTCGACATCAACATTGCAGCAGGCGAGTCATTCTTTTTCGAGGTCACGTTAAAAGACTCTACCTTGCCAAACGCCCTGCCAGTAAACCTGACAGATTTCACGGCATCCGGCCAACTCCGAGAAGACTGGGACAAGCCACTCCTCGCCAATTTCACCGTCACATTTCCTTTGCCTCGCACGAGCGGCAAAGTGCGCGTGGTTCTATCGGACGAACAGACACGCGCCCTGCCAGTGACACGCGCCCGTTACGACATTTTCATAAGCGACCCATACGGCAACAGCCGGAAACTCCTCGAAGGCATTGCCACCATAAGCCGCTCCATCACCAGATAAAACCATGGCCTCCGTTGACATCACTCTAGTTCCAAACACTCAACTCGTCGTCACCCCCGGCATCGCCATGCCAATCGGCGCAGGAGCGCAAGGCCCCGCCGGAACGGTAGCCATCGGAAGCGTCTCGCAACTCGCCACAGGCACAGCGCCCACCGTGACCAATGTCGGAAGCCCCACGAATGCCGTTCTCAATTTCGGCATCCCCCTCGGAGCGCAAGGCCCCGGCGGCACGATAGCCGTTGGCGCAGTGCAGACTGTGGCAGGGAACCAACCCGCCACCGTTGCCAATGTCGGCACGCCACAAAATGCCGTCTTGAATTTTGCCCTTCCTCGCGGCCTCTCCTCGACCATCGCAGTTGGCACGGTCTTCATGCTACCAGCAGGCGCAACGCCCACGATTGCTAATGTCGGCACGCAGGAAAACGCCGTTCTAAATTTTGGAATACCAGAACCAGCGCCCGGCCCGAAAGGCGATGCAGGTGAGCGAGGCCCCGCCTTTGTTTACGGCGCGATCTCATTCATCTCGGATGTCAGCGACGATCACTTGACGCACTGGATCGGTCGCGCCTCCGCAGGAACGGGAACCGATCAACCAGCATGGACGATCACCCGCAGCGTATTCACCCGCAGCGGCGAACTCGTCAGTCGAGGCGTAGCTGCAAACGCAGTCTGGGACACCCGTGAGACAGCCACCTACATCGCTGGAGTCGTCTCCACCAGCGAGATCGACGCAGGGTTTTTCTAAAAATTTCCCGTCACGCCTCTGGCCTGCCATGCGCATCTTGACAGTCTGAATCGACAGATGAGGCCCAAGGACGCTTGGGCGTAGGGTTCTCTCCACTTCTCCCCCTCCGTGTCCTCCGTGCTCTCCGTGGTGAAACACGCACGGAACGCCCCGCAGAAGACACGAATTTTCGCAGCGGCAAAATAGCGCCCGTCCACCACGGACACCGCAACCACAACCACCACACCACAAAAAAATCATGTCTGTCCCAATTCGCATTCGCCGCCGTCAATCCGGTTCCGCAGGAGCACCCGGAGTCCTCAAATCAGCCGAACTCGCCTTCAACGAAGTTGATGGAATCCTTTACTACGGTAAAGGTGCCGACGCTTCTGGCAACGCAACACAAATCGTTGGCATCGGCGGCAACGCCTCCAGCAGCTACGCTGACGGCATCGTCGCAACAGAGCAAGCCGCACGCATCGCCGCTGACGCAGCAGAAGAGACCCGCGCCCTCGCCGCTGAATCCGCATTGAGCACACGGGTGACCACTGAGAAAAATCGCGTTGATGCGATCCTTTCCGCTTCACAGGCCGATAAAGACAGCTTCGCCGAGATCGTAACTTTGATCAATTCGGTGGACCTGACGAACGACAACGCGCTCGCAGCCGCCGTCCTCTCGATCAACAACTCGGTTGACGCAGAGGCCACCCGCGCCACTGGCGAAGAGAACACGATCAAATCGGCAGCGACCGCGCTCACGACCCGTGTGAGCAGCGCAGAAAGCAGCATCACAGCTCTGCAATCCCGCGCCACCACCATCGAAGGTGCAGCGACATCGCTTACGAGCCGAGTCACATCAGCCGAGAGCGCAGCGACCGCACTCACCAGCCGGGTTTCCGCAGCAGAGAGCGCAGCCACCAGCGAGGCCAGCACACGCCTCTCAGCCGATAACGCATTGTCCGCCCGCATCCTTGTTCTCGAGACTGAGATCGACGGCGGCACGTTCTAAGCAAACGGCCCAATCGGGGCCGGTCAACCTCGTGACCATTCATGACGACCGGCCTCTTAAAATCTTCCGAGTCCATACTCATGCCAGTTCCAATTAAGCCTAAAAAAACCGTCGTGCCGGGTCGCATCCCCAGCACGGCGGATTTATCGCTTGGCGAGGTCTGCATTAACTACGCCGACCGCAAAATCTACGGACGCCACCCGCAATCCGGCGCAGTCATCCAACTGACCGCCACCCCCCGCAACGAAATCCCCGCCATTCTCGTCCACGCCGTAGACGGAGCAAACCTCTACATCGGCCGCCTTGAGTGGGACGACTACCCCGCCACAGGCGAACCAGACGACTCTCCTGCCTGGACAATTTACCGCATCACCACCAACTCCGCAGGCGATGTTGTCGCGGAGCAATCCGCCACCGGCGCGTGGTCGAACAAAGAATCTCTCACCTACTCATAAAACATGATCGCAACATCCACAGGCAGACCACTCATGCCGACCAGCCGACTGCTCGGTCGCACAACATCCGGCACCGGTCCGGCAGAAGATATTACCATTGGCTCTGGGCTTTCCCTTTCCACCAACACCCTTTCTGTCACAGGTGGTGGATCGACGAATGTATGGATTCCAGCAAGCGCATGGATTCCCCGCACTACAAACGGCTGTGGAATTGACTCCCGCGAACTTGCCACCAACCGCACAAACTACGACGAACTGCTGTTCGATCCTGCAACGAACGAATTTGCACAGGCTTTAACCATTCTGCCAAACAACTACAACCTTTCCACTATTACCGCTCGCTTTTACTGGACGGCAGCCACTGGTAGCGGAGCAGTGATTTGGGGCTTGCAAGGGAGCGCGTATGCTGACGATGACACGCTTGACACAGCTTTTGGCACGGCCCAAACAGTCACCGACACGCTCCTTGCAGCCAATGACATGCATGTGACCTCCGCAACGAGCGCCATGACCATTGCCGGAACCCCAGCAGCCAACCGCCCAATCCTCTTCCAACTCTACCGCGACGCTGCCGCAGCCGGAGACACCTTTGGGTCAGACGCTCGCCTCCTCGGCGTGGAAATCCTCTTCAACTAATGAGAGCGCGGCAACGACATCTCAAGCCAAAATCGATTGGAGCGATGGTTTCATTAGATAGTCGCTACATCAACCAATCAAATAATAGCGCGATTTCTTCGTGGGGTGACAATAGCGGAAATTCAAATAACGCAACGCAAGCAACTAGCGTAAATCGACCACTTTATTTTACAAGCATCCTAGGCGGAAATGGCGTTGTTCGGTTTAACGGAATTAACGATTTTCTTGAGACGCCAACAATTACAAAAAGTCAACCATATACTGTTTTCATTATAACATTTCCAAGGCAATATAAGGCAGGAGGTTATAATTCGTTTTTTGAAGACACTAGCTTAGGATGCACTCCGTTTATCGGCCCAAGCGGAGGCGTTTCAAAATATGGGATTTATGCTGGAGTTGATTTATTTCACGGAAGCAACTCATCCTTAAACACATGGTTCCTGCAAAGCGCCGTAGTTAATTCCACTAGCTCAAATGTAACAATAAACGGATCAGGAACTAACACAGGAAACGCGGGGACGCGCAATCTTAATGGAAAATTTCAAATTGGAAGAAACTGGACTACACAACTCTATTTTGATAACGACACGGCCCTTTGCCTTTTATGTGAAACCGCTTTTTCTAACGCGCTACGCAAGCGGATAGAAAAATCCGCCGCTTTTTCCTTCAAACTCGCATGTTCTTAAAATATGAAAACGTATCTCCGCTACGACAAGCAAACTCGCACAGAAACCGACCCAGTAGTCATTGACAACCTTGTCCGAAAGGGCTGGGAAGTTTACACGCCTGAGCCAGAGCTGGTTATTCCGCCAACCTACACCGCCGAAGAGTGGACTGCCCAGCAAGGCTACGGCGGCAACCGCCCCACCACGCTCCTCTATCAAAAGCTGCGCCTCGACGCATCCGCGAAATCCTCTCCAAAGCTCAACGCTGTCCAAGCATGGCTCGACGGCATGATCGCCCTCGGCCTTGCCCCCGCCGCCAGCAACTGGCCCGCAGCACCGCACAGCTTTGAGGCAACGCTCACCGAAACGCTCACCATTTTAAACTCCTAAAACCATGGCAAACGAACTGAACATCGCACTATCCACCGGCCTCACCGTCACCGCTCAACGCTACCAATCCGGCGCAGCCGTAGGCTCTGCCATTTCATGCCCCGAAACCGGATCAACTGGGTTTTACAGCGGCAACATGACCGGCACAGCAGGCACATACCAAGTCGCCTTCCTCGCCGCAGGAGCCAATGTCGGCAGCGGCAGCATCGTGTGGAGCGGCAGCGCCGAAGTGCCAGCCAGCACATTCAACCCAGCGACTGACACCGTGGCAACCGTCACCACTCTGACCAACGCACCAACGGTCCCAACCGCCGCCGCCATCGCTTCTCAGGTGCGAACCGAGCTTTCGGTTGAGCTTGGCAGAGTGGATCAGTCCATCAGTTCGCGCCTTGCGGCATCGGCCTACACAGCGCCAGCAAACAGCGACATTGCCGCAGTGAAAGCAAAAACGGACAATCTGCCAGCAAGCCCGGCAGCCGTCAGCGACATACCAAGCGCGAACATCGCAGCCATCAAAGCAAAAACCGACGCGCTCCCAGCCTCGCCAGCAGCAACCGGAGACATCCCTACCGAGTCGGAAATTGCAGATGCAGTTTGGAGCAAGCCGACAACGGAATTAACCGTCACCGGCAGCATTGGCGAACGCGCAAAAAATCAAAGCACAGTCTCAACGACCGGCGCTCAACTCGCCGCCGCACTCTCGTAAGTTTGGTTTGTTGTTTCCCGGCGTGGGACAAAACCCACGCCGGGTTTTTTGTGTCTCCGTGGACTCTGTGTCCTCCGTGGTCAATCTCCACGGAACGCCCCGCAGAAGACAGCCCGCCTCCCGCTGGCAAAATTCGCGCACACATGAAGCCCGCCGCGAAAGAATTTTTTAGCACCCCTATGCGTCGAGTGATGACCATCGGCGCAATCGCTGCGGAGTCGCGCACCATCGAGCTGGCTTTTTCCAGCAACGCGGAAATCGAACGCTGGCCCGGCATGGTCGAAGTCCTCGATCACTCTGCAGATGCCTGTGACCTCTCGCGGCTCAACGACCGCGCAAATCTTTTGTTCAACCATGACGCATCCGAAGTCCTCGGAGTCGTCGAGACCGCCCGCATCGATGCAGACGGGATGGGCCGTGCGCTGGTGCGCTTCGGCAAATCCGAATGCGCCGAAGAAGCGTGGCAAGATGTGCAGGACGGAATCCTCACGAAGGTCTCGGTCGGCTACCGCGTCCACGATGTCAAGTTGACCGAAGAACGCGAGGGCGTCGATGTCTACACCGTCAGCCGGTGGGAACCCTACGAAATCTCCCTCGTCACCATCCCCGCCGACACTTCTGTCGGAGTGGGTCGCAGTCTTACCAACCCGCCAGAGCCAATCGGCAAAGGCACAATCACCCAATCCAATATGCAAGACACACCTACACCCGCGCCACAAGCGCCCGCACCGGCGGCGCCGGAGATCAACATCGTCGCCGAGCGCAATGCCGCTGTGAAAAGCGAGCAAGACCGCACCCGCTCGATCCTCGATGCCGGTGACAAATACGGAATGCCCGCCCTCGCCGCACAGATTGTGCGTGATGGTGGTAGCCTGGTGGACTTCCAAGCCGCCGCACTTGCCGAAAAAGACAAGCGCAGTGCCCAAGTCCGCGAAGGCCACGCACCGATCGGCCTCAACGAACGCGAAGCATCCAGTTTCTCATTCGTGAAGCTCATCCGCGCCCTCGCCGCAGAGCCAACCGACAAGAAAGCCCGTCAAGACGCAGCTTTTGAATTGGAAGCTTGCGAAGCAGCCGCCGGCGCAATCGCCCACCGCAATGTCAAAGGCACCATGATTCCCGTGGATGTCCTCACCGCAGGCTACGGCCAGCGCGGCACGAACACCGTGTCGGCAAAAGCCGCCGCTGGCTACACCGGCACAGGCGGAAACACCGTGCAGACAAGCCTCCTCGCCTCCTCGTTCATTGATGTCCTCCGCAACAAAGCGGTCATCATGAACCTCGGCACCGAGCTGGCTGGCCTCGTCGGCAATGTGGACATGCCTAAACAAACAACCTTCGGCAGTGGCTATTGGATCGGCGAAGATGACGACGCGACAAAATCCGACATCGATTTCGGACTCGTCTCGCTCCGTCCTCGCACGGTTGCCAACTTCGGCGAAATCACCCGCCGCATGTTGATGCAGCCCTCGCTGTCGGTCGAAGCCCTGCTTCGTAACGACCTCGCGCAAGGCCTCGCCCTCACCATCGACTCCGCAGCCTTCTACGGCACAGGACTCAGCAACGCCCCGACCGGAATCAAATCCGCCGCTGGCGTGCTCTCGCAGTCCTTCGTCGCAGTTCAGCCAACCTTCGCGGAACTCGTGAATATGGAAAGCCTCGTCAGTGCGCAAAACACCGATGTCGCCAGCATGGCATTCGTTGCCAACCCATCCACACGCGGCATGGCCAAAACATCGCTCAAATTCCCAACCGGCTCCACCAACGGCGGCACCATCTGGGAAAACGGCACGATGAACGGCTACCGCACCGAGATCACAAACCAAATCACCTCTGGTGATGTGTTCTTCGGCAACTTCGCTGATTTCATCATCGGCCTCTGGGGTGGTCTCGAAATCACTGTGGACCCATACAGCAACAGCACCAAGGGCCGTCTCCGCATCGTCTGCATGCAGGATGTGGATTTCGCTGTCCGCCGCGCCCAGTCCTTCGTTTACGGCAAGAAGCCTTAATCGATAGCTGACAACTCAACCGCCTCCTCCGTGTGCATTCGCGGAGGAGGCTTTTGTTAGGAACCGCAGATTATGGAACCTCAAAAAATCACACTCCTTCAAGAACTCATGATTGGCGGCGAACGGTGCTTGGTCGGCAGCAATGTCGAAGTCTCGCCATCCTTGGCCCGCGAACTCATCGCCCATGGCCTTGCCAAGCCATTCGTCGAAACAGCCGTCGAGCCTAAGAAGAAAAAATGAGCCTCGACGAGAAGGACGGACGCCCTGCCGTGAAGATGAATCTCGCGGAAGCCATAGCCGCTCTGGCCCTCATAGCCACGGTATTCTCATCGCTCAACGGCTGGATCGTCCTGCCCGAACAGATGCGCCAGGTCAGAAATGAAAATGAAAAACAAGACATCCGCCTCCAAGCCATCGAACGCCTCGCAGCCGACCGCAGCGAAACACTCGCCCGCATCGATGAAAGAACCAAGCGCATCGAAGAAAGCCTCAAAGCTAAATGAAAACCCTGCTGGCACTCCTGCCGATCCTGCTCCTACCCGCCTGCGTCAGCGTCCCGCTGCCGCCAAGCGGCGAAAAAATGGGAAGCCTCGGGCGAGTGGAGGTCGGCATCCGCTATTTCCCACCAGTCACGATCGACTGGTTCAACCCGCAAATCCCAAGCCTCAAAGACAAATGAAAATCCTCGATTACATCCTCGCCCGCCTTGCCGAATCATCCACTTGGCGCGGCCTCGTATTCGTGACCTCCGCAGCCGGAATCGTTCTTGATCCCGACAAAGCTAACGCCATCGCAGCAGCCGGAATGGCCATCGCGGGAGCGATCAACATTTTCCGCAAAGAGAAGAAGTGATTCACTGAAATGATCCACCGACTCCTCGCCATCGCCCAAGCCGAGATCGGCATCCGCGAAGAGGGAGGAAACAATCGCGGCCAGCGGATACGCGACTACCAACGCGCCACCGACCTACCACCCGGCCCGTGGCCTTGGTGCGCCGCTTTCGTTTCGTTTTGCGTTCAGGAGTGGCTTAAAGAAAACGATGTCCCTGAGTGGCTACGCCTCACGCGCTCGCCTGCCGAGTGGCAACCCTGCACCGCGCTGGCGTATGGATTCCGCCAATGGGCAAAAGATCGCCCTCGCACCACGACCATCTACACCGACCAAGACGCCGCCCAGCCGGGCGACATCGTGACCTTTGACTTTTCGCATGTCGGAATTGTCCTTGAGGACGATGGGAAGAACCTCGTCACCGTCGAAGGAAACACCAACTTTTCTGGCACACGCGATTCCGAGGCTGGCGATGGAGTCTGGCGCAAAATCCGGCCAAAATCCCTTGCTCGAAACTTCATCCGCATCCACCCCGCTCGATGACCTACGGAAACCTCGATGTTTTTTTCTCCGGTCTCGACCACACCGAGATTCTGTTTTCCCTGCCGACTGGAACCCGGATCGTGCGCGGCTATTTCGACAACGCCTTTTTCGACTCCTCCGTGGGCGAGGTAGTCCTCGACAGCACGCAGCCACGTTTCCAGTGCAAGGAGTCGGATGTCTCAGGCATTGCCCGCGAAACTGCCTGCAAGGTCGAAGGCAAAAATTACACCGTGATGGAAATCCAGCCAGACGGAACCGGCCTCGCCACCGTCACACTCGCCCATGAGTGACATGATTTTCATCGAGGCCAAGGGCCTCGACCGCATCGGGCGCGACCTTGGGGCAACGCAAAAACAGATCGAGCCAGCCATGCGCAGCGCCGTCTCTCGCGTCACCCGCTGGGCAGGCAACGAAGCCGCCCGCCGCATTGCTAAGGCGACCAAAGTCACAGGCAAAGTCATCAAAGGCCGCATGCGCGTCGAAGTGATGGGCAAAGATGGCATCCTCGGGCGCGTGTGGGCTGGCCTGCGCAACATCCCGCTCAAAGCCATGAAGCCACGCCAGACCAAGAGCGGAGTCACCGCAGGCCCCGCCAAAAGACCCGGTGCCTTCATCTCCAAAAAAATGGGCGGGCATGTCTTCGAGCGGGTCGGAAAAAAACGCCTGCCCATCAAAAAATCCGAAGGCGTGAACATCCTCGACCCCGGCATGGATGCCATGGGGAGTCTGGAAAAAGAAATCGGCGAACGCCTGCAACGCGAATTTGAAACCCAACTAAAATGGCAACTCAGCAAATAGACCTCGCCGTCCTGCACACGAAGATTGCCGAGAAGATCAACGCCAAATTCGGCAGCACGGTCAAAACCATCGCCGCATACTCGCGCTACATGGACAAGATCGAAGTCCCTGCCATCACTTTCGAGTTGGACACCATCGAGCCGTCCGACCCCTCGGATGTCGGAACGCAGCAACTCCAGGTCGATCTCCGCTTTTCCGCTTCGCTCATCTACTCCTACAAGCAGGGCAACAAATTCGCCGTGCGCCTCATGGCCGCAAACTTTGCCGCCTTCCTGCAAGGCCAGCGATTCGGCATGCCCGTCACGCCCGCCCGATTCATCGCCGCCACCCCGCAAGAGTTCGACGCCGAAAACCCAGAATACGAAACATGGAGGGTCGAATGGGAACACACTTGCCTCCTCGGTGAAACCGCATGGCCCGAAGGTGGGGCGCTACCCACAGACATCCGCGCCTCATGGGTTCCCAAGATCGGCATCCCCCACCAAGCGGACTATGTGCCGATCCAAGACATCCTCGCCACATGAGCAACGCCCGCATCGGAGAGCTTGAGCGCCGACTAAGCAACACCATCCGACCCGGCACCGTGCTGGAAGCGGACTACGCCAAGGCCCGCCTGCGTGTCACGATGGGCGACAACACCAGCGCATGGTTGCCATGGCTCACCAGCCGCGCCGGTGAAGACCGCACATGGCACGCCCCCGAAGTCGGCGAGCAGGTCATCGTCATCGCCCCCGGAGGCGAACTCTCCGCTGGCTACGTCATGCCAGGAGGCGTGTATAAAAACGACTACCCAGCAAACGCCGACAAAGCCGAGATCTCCCGCACCACCTACAAGGATGGCGCAATCCTCGAATACGACCGGGAAAACCACACCCACCTCCTACAACTCCCCGAAGGATCTGCAACGGTCAAAGTCGGAGACGATGCGCAAACCGAGATCACGCCCGAAAAAATCACGGCCCAAGTCGGATCGGACGCCAAAACGGAAATCACCGCCTCCAAAATCCTCGCCCAAATCGGCAGCGATGCCAAAAGCGAAATCACAGCCAGCAAGATCACGCACAGCCTCGGCAGTGGAAAGGTGGAGATCACCAGCGGCAGCGTGAAAATCACGGTCGGCGGAACCACTCTCGAAATCGCCAGCGGAGGCATCACGATCACCGGCAACGTCACGCAAACCGGAAACTACGACCAGACAGGCTTGATGAAATCCAACCTGATCACCCTCTCCACCCACACGCACGGTGGCGTCATGCCCGGAACAAGCATCACCGCCGTCCCGAACCCTTAGAAGGAAGTCCCCGCAGAAGACACCCCCCAGCGCAGCCATAAAATCTCGCCCCATGCGAGGCATGAGCAGCGACACCGGCAAGGCGCTTTCCGGGTTGGACCATTTGAAGCAGTCGATACGGGACATTCTCACGACCCCGCTCGGCTCTCGCGTCATGCTCCGAGACTACGGCTCGCGCCTGTTTGACCTCGTGGACGCGCCGATGAATCGCGGGACCATTGTTGAAATCTATGTCGCCACCATCGAGGCGATCCGCAAATGGGAACCTCGCGTTGAGATAACCCGCGTCATCGCGCAAGGCATCGAACCCGGCAAGATCACCATTGCCCTTGAAGGCGTCTACCTGCCCACCGGAACCGCGCTCACACTTGACGGGATGGTTGTATGAGTTACACGCCAATCGATCTTTCGAGCCTCCCCGCGCCGACGATTGTCGAAAGCCTCGACTACGCCGCGATTTTGCAGGAGATGGTGGACGATCTCAAAGCTCGCGATCCGGCATTCACCGCCATCGTCGAAAGCGACCCCGCCTTTAAGATTCTGGAAGTCTGCGCCTACCGCGAAATGCTCATCCGGCAGCGGGTCAACGATGCCGCCCGTGGAGTCATGCTCGCCTATGCAACCGGCGCGGACCTCGATCAACTTGGAGCGATATTCGGCACCTCACGCAAAGTCCTCGTGCCAGCAGCCCCCACAGCAATCCCGCCGCGCTTGGCCGTCATGGAAACGGACACCGATCTGCGCTATCGGGTCACGCTCGCGCTGGAAGGACTCAGCACCGCAGGCCCCGAAGGAAGTTATCTTTACCACGCCCTCAAAGTGGCCGGCGTGAAACACGCGACCATCGTCGGCCCTCCCACCGTCTCCCCCGGCAATGTCCTCGTGACCGTCCTCGGCCTCACAGGCAACGGCGCACCGTCGGCAACCGTGCTCTCCAACGTCACGCTTGCCCTCAACGCCGAATCTGTCCGCCCGCTCACGGATGCCGTGACCGTGCAAGGCGCATCGGTTCAAAGCTACACGATCACAGCAACGATCTTCACCTTCCCCGGTCCCGACTCCGAAGTGGTAATGCAGGAAGCCCAAGCCAGCGCCCAAGCCTTCGCAACGGCGAATCACAAAGTCGGGAACGACATCAACCTTTCCGCCATCTTTGCAGCTCTCCATGTGGACGGAGTGCAAAAAGTCACGCTTACCGCACCCACGGCCAACATTGTGTGCGACCACACGAAAGCGCCCTTCTGCACCGCGATCAATCTGACATACGGAGGCTTGAGCCAGTAAAATGAGCCGGTCGATTTACCAATACCTTTCCGACCAAGACGGGAATTTCTTTTACTACGGACAAGCCCCTAACGCCGCGAAAACCACCGACCTTCTGTGGAATATCCTCCGGCAGGAATACAGCTCCGCAGGCGACCTGCTCGACACCAAGGTGGCCATCAACGGCGCGTGGACGAACCGGACAAATCTCGTTTACGGAGACCCCGCCAACGAAGACGAAATCGCCGCAGATATTACCCTGCGCGACCTCCTGCCGCCCAACGCAACAAGCCCAGAGCGATCCCTATCGCTCGCCACCTCCCGCCTTGGGACAATTTCAACGCCCATCCGGTCGCTCTGGAACGCCGACACCTGCCCCGAAAACCTCCTCCCGTGGTTAGCCTGGGCCGCATCGGTTGACGAGTGGGACGCCAACTGGACAACGGCAACCAAGCGCAACTTCATCAAGGACAGCGCCGAGATTCACCGCAAAAAAGGCACCGTCGCAGCCGTCAAAACATTGCTCAACTCCTTCGGCATTTCGCTCAAGCTGACCGAGTGGTGGCAGACCACGCCGAAAGGCGATCCGCACACATTCACCATCGCCCTCGGCTGGCTGCAAACTCCCGCCTCCGTGCAGGACTCAATCACGAAAGCCGTCGCAGCGATCAAGCCGGTGCGCAGTTCTTTCACACTTTCAACCATCGAGTCATTCGTTGGCAGCGTGAACACGGTCGGCATCTGTCGCACGGCCACATTCGACCGCCTCGACTGCGCCGCCACCTACTAATTTATGGCCCTTCAATTCATCATCACCGACGCAGGCCGCGCCGCCATCGCCCAAGTGGGCGGTGCCATCGGCCCTGTCACACTCACAAAAATAGCCATCGGCAGCGCAGGCTACACGCCAACAGCAAGCCGCATAGCCTTGCAAACCGAGATCAAGCGCCTCGATCCATCTGGTAGCACCGTGCCAGTCCCCGGCACGATCCACATGACCGCGCAGGATGATTCCGCAGACTCCTACTCGGTAAAGGAAATCGGTCTATACACGAACAACAGCGTCCTTTTTGCCATATACTCGCAAAGCACAGCCATCATCACCAAGGGCAGCACAGCCAGTGCTCTATTTGCGCTGGATTTTGTGATGACCAATGTTCCAGCTGGAACGGTTGTTGTCGGAGACGCAGGCTTTTCCTACGCGCAAGCCAACGAAACCCGCCTCGGCGTCCTTGCCATTGCCACAACCGCCGAAGCCCAAGCGGGAACAATAGACACAAAAATCATCACCCCTTTAAAACTCGCGCAGGTCACAGCCACGGAGACCCGCCGTGGCTTGATTGAATTGGCCACTACCGCAGAAGCGCAAGCCCTCGCGCCAGACGCAACCAAGGCGCTAACGGTTGCGAGGCTCGTGGATCGCACGGCAACAACAGGCCGCGCCGGCGTTGTAGTATTTGCAAACAGCGACGAAGTTTTTGCAGGAACAAACGACACAAAATCAATAACTCCAAAAAATCTACGCAACCATTATGTGCAAAAGGCAGATTTTGCGTCGGAAACGGAGTCTGGGATTATTGAGATTGCAACAAGCGCCGAGACGCAAACAGGAACTGACGCACTACGCGCTGTCACTCCTGCCGGTCTTGCGAGCCGCACGGCAACAACCGCACGAGCAGGCATCGTTGCACTTGCAACAAGCGCCGAGACGCAAACAGGAACTGACGCAAACAAAGCGGTAACGCCAGCGGGACTCGCAGCACGCACAGCTACAGACGCACGGGCTGGAATCGTTGAACTCGCAACAAGCGCCGAGACGCAAACAGGAACTGACGCACTACGCGCCGTCACACCCGCCGGACTCGCCAGTGCCGCAGCTCTATTTGTCCCGCCCGGTGCGGTCATGCCATTTGCGATGACGACAGCGCCCAGCGGTTGGCTTGCCGCCAACGGTCAAACTATTGGGAGCGCAGCCAGTGGTGCAAATTTTGGAAATCCAAATTACTCCGATCTTTTTGGCGTGCTTTGGGCAAACTGGAGCAACACTCTTCTGCCAATTCAGACCAGCACTGGAGCGGCGTCTACTCGTGGGTTATCGGCAGCGGCGGACTTTGCATCTAACAAGCGATTGCCATTACCCGACCTGCGCGGATACTTCGTGCGCGGTAGCGGAACTAATACAGACGGGACGGCATCCGGCGCTTTTGGAACAAAACAGGCGGATGCTTTTCAAGGACACCGACATGGGGCAGAGCAAACTTCGACTTTTGCAGGTCCGACAGGAACAGCGCAGGGAAGCGATGCTCAAGCGAATAACTCAACAACAGGTGATCCAGTAACAGATACCGTCAACGGCCCCCCCCGCACGGCATCCGAAACCCGCCCCAAAAACATCGCCCTCCTCTACTGCATCAAATTCTAAGGAAGTCCCCGCAGAAGACACCAACACGCTCATTTTCCACACTCTCACCCGCAACCGCAACCACACCATCAATCCATGCCAACTTTTTTACACGGAGTCGAAGTCCAAGAAATCACAGGCGGTCCACGCCCAATTAAAACCGTTTCATCCAGCGTCATCGGCCTCGTCGGCACAGGCACAGCCCACGCTGATTTCCCGCTGAACACGCCCGTCCTTGTGACATCGCCCACAGGAGTCTCGACCAAACTCGGCGCAAGCACCTTCCTCGGCAAAGCCATCGAGGCCATTTATAAGCAGACCGGCGCGGTTGTAGTGGTAGTGCGGGTCAGCGCAATGACAGATGTCGCCGGAAGCGCAAGCCTTCTCACAGGCGTTCACGCCCTCCGCAAAGCACAGGCTGAACTCAATGTCACGCCTCGCCTCATCGTTGCCGAAGGAGCTTACGAAACGACCACGATTGACGATGTGAAAGCCGTCGCCTCCGCTCTCCGTGCTGTTGCAATTGCTGGCCTCGTTTCCAGCGTTGCCGCAATCGACACCGCAACCGAAGCATCCGCATGGGTCACAGCAAATGGTAACGACCGCATGTATGCAATCTGGCCAGCCGTGAACGGCGGCGAAGACCCCGCTCCGTATGTCGCAGGTCTCATGGCCCGCATCGACAACGAGCGCGGCTTCTGGTGGTCTCCATCAAACAACGAAATCGCCGGTATTGAGAAGATCGACAAAAGCGTGGATTTCGTCCTCGGTGATACATCCTCGCTGGCGAATGTGCTCAACTACGGCAACGTAGCCACATTCATCCGCTCCGGTGGATTCCGCCTCTGGGGCAACCAGACCGGAGCAACCGACACCAAATATCAATTCGTCAATGTGCGCCGCACAGCGGATTTGATTTTCGACTCACTGCAACGCGCCCACCTCTGGGCAGTCGATCGCCTCATCAGCAAGACCTACCTCGAGGATGTCACGGAGTCCGTCAACGCCTACCTCGCCAGCCTCAAAAACCAAGGCGCGATCCTTGGCGGGAAATGCTGGCCCGATCCAGACCTCAACACCCCTGCAAACATTCAAGACGGCAATGTCTTTTTCAACTTTGACTTCACGCCGCCGTATCCAGCCGAGCACATCACTTTCCGTGGTGAGCTGACCAACGAATATCTCAGCGAAATCCTAAACTAAAATCTTACCATGGCAACCGCATCAAAATTTCTCAAAAATTTTAACCTCTATGTCGATGGGCGCGGATACGCAGGCGTCTGCGACGAACTGCAACTGCCCAACCTCGGCCTCAAAGTCGAAGACTTCCGCGCTGGCGGCATGGATTCGTCCGTGGCCGTCGAAATGGGCCAGGAAAAACTGGAAGCCTCCTTCGTGCTTTCAGGATATGAAGAAAATGTTCTGAACCTGTGGGGCGTAGGCCAAGGCACGACCGTGCCACTCGTGGCTCGTGGCGCTCTCGAAAGCCTTGATGGTTCAGTGACGCCCGTTGTCGTCTACATGACGGGAACGATCCGCTCGATGGAACCCGGCGCATGGAAAGCTGGCGAGAAATCGACCATCTCTTTCACGATGGACCTCCGCAGCTACAAATACACGCAGGCTGGAAAGACTATCAACGACATCGACATCCCGAACATGATTCGCGTCGTGAACGGAGTGGACCGCCTTGCGGCACAGCGCAACGCCATCGGAATCTAATCTGGCGACACATGGCCAACAAAAAATCCAGCGTCGAAATCGAACTCGATTTCCCAATCAAAATCGAAAGCGTGGAATGCCGACGCCTTACCCTTCGTAGGCCAAAGGTCGGCGATATCCTCGCAGCGGAGGAGGGTAGCAAAGGCGGGAGCGACAAAGACACGGAAATCCTGACCTTTGCCAACCTCTGCATGGTCACGCCTGCCGAAATCCGCGACCTCGACCTCGGCGATTACAAGAAGCTCCAGAAGGCGTTCTCAGGTTTTTTAGGCTGACGCGGGAGGACGCCATGCGCGGCACTCTCGCACTGGCCAGCCACACAGGATGGAGCCTTGCAGAAATCAGCGCAATGACCGCCGAGGAGCTTGTGGACTGGTGCGGTAAACTTCCTAAATAAAATGGCGACCGAGAAAAAATTCAAAGCGACAATCGAGATCGGCGGCGCCGTTGCTGGCTCGTTGAAATCGTCGTTTGCCGCTGTCACCGGGAACACAAAGGTTCTTGGCGCTTCGATGTCGCAGCTAAAATCTCGCATGAAGGAGATCGGAGCGGCCATGAAAGCCTCCGGCGCGGATACCGTCACCCTCGGAAAAGAGCTTGCCGCCCTCCAACGCAAGGCAGACGCAACCCGCAAAGTGATGGACTCGTGGGGCAAGATCAAACCCATCGGCGACAACTTTCAGACCGTTCTCAAACGCACCGCTGGCGGATTAGTGGCCATCGGGGCAGCAGCCGCCGCAGCCAGTGCCGCCGTGTGGAAAATGGGTTCAGCGTTTGGAGACTTTTCAGACTCCGCAGCAGAGGCCGCAGACACGCTTGGCGTGGATACAAACTTTCTTTTGTCGGTAAAATACGCCGCTGCTGATGTCGGCGTCGCGGTCGAGATGGTCGACAAGATGATTTCTGAAATGAACATCCGTATGGTCGATGCGGGAGAGGAGGGCAACAAGACCGGCGAAGCACTCCGCGAGCTTGGCCTGGACATCGGAAAGCTGCAAAAAATGGACACCGCAGCGCAGTTTGCAACGATTTCTGAAGCCTTTAAAAATTACAGCGGAAACGTCAACAAGGCCAAACTCGCCACCGATGCCTTTGGAAAAGCAGGGCGGAAAGTTCCAAACCTCCTGAACCTTGGAAAAGACGGACTGAACGAATACGCAAAAGCCGCCCAAGAGGCAGGTTACCTCCTGAGCGAAGCCGACGAAAGGATGGGGGATGAGTTTGGGAAGCAATTTTTGAATCTCAATAAAAGCCTTGAAGGCGCGCGCAACATTATCGGTCGAGAAATCCTGCCGGTGATTACCGACCTTTTAGTTTCCCTCGGTTCATTCGTCAGGGAAAACGCGCCCAACATCAAAGCCGTGGCCCAAGAGTTCGGCGGCTGGTTAAAAACCAACGGCCCGATCATCGGCGGACAGATCCGCGACATGGCAAAGAGCCTGGTCGAAATGGGCAAAGCCGCATGGCCGTTCATCGAATCGGTCGGAGGCGTCAAAGCGGTGCTAACAGGAATTGGAACGATTGCCTTCCTGCCAACCATCGCCGCAGTGGCTTCGCTTGGTGTCTCATTTCTTAAGGCAGTCCCGGCTATTGCCACTTTGACAAAGGGCCTCTTGGCTTTGGCCAAAGCTGCAACAACAACGATGATACCGGCAATCGGAGGAGCAGCAACCGCGCTCTGGGGCATGGCAACCGCAGGATGGGCCGCAATCGCGCCTCTCCTGCCAGCAATAGGAATCGGCGTTGCTATCGTTGGCGGTCTAACACTTCTCGCGTTTGGAATTAAACATGTGGTCGAAAACTGGGATTACTACTCAGCAAAGATTTCCGAGGTTTGGAAAATGACAACGGACTTCGTGGGAGGCATGGGCAGCGCAATCGGTGAGTGGGTCAACAATACCACCATGGCCATCGCGGACATGGGAACGAGCATCTACGACAGCATCGCTGGAGCCTTCGACAAACTCACAGGTAAAATCGGCGCGTGGTTCGGATGGGTCCGCGAAAAATTCGCCAGCCTCGGAAGCTCAATCAAAGGCGTCTTTACAGGAGGCGACTCACCCGCACCTGTGGACGGAGCACGCGCAGCCGGTGGTCCCGTTGCCGCTGGCAAAAGCTACCTCGTCGGAGAGCGCGGCCCCGAAATCTTCTCGCCCTCATCCTCCGGGTCGATCATCCCAAACCACCGAGCAGGCGGCAGCGTGAGCAACGACAACCGCACGATCACCATCACCATCAACGCCTCCCCCGGCATGAACGAGCGCACGCTTGCCGACCTCGTTCTCGCTCGCCTCGATGGACGCCAAGCCGCCCTTGCTGGTGGCGCACTCTACGACTAACCATGGCCAACGACACCATGCTCGCGCTCGGCGCTTTCCGGTTTTCGATTTCAACTGCCGCATATCAGCAGCTGGAGCGACAAAGCTCCTACAAGTGGGAAGAGGTCGAACGATTTGGCCAAGCCCCGCTCATGCAGTATTGTGGCTACGACTCGGAAACCATCTCCCTGCAAGGAACGATCCTCCCCGAATACAAAGGCGGACTTGGCCAGATGTCGCAAATGCGCGTGCAAGCCTCCCTCGGAATCGCCCTGCCGCTGGTAACTGGCACAGGAAATTACTACGGCCTATGGGTAGTCGAATCAATCAACGAGGCGCAAGAGGTTTTCTGGAGCAACGGCCAACCCCGCAAAATTGATTTCCAGATCAATCTCAAAAAATACGCCGAGGTCACGCTGAAGATCGGGCCATTCAACGTCAGCGCCTCCGGGCTTTTAGGATCACTGCGATGAACGTCTACAAAACAAAGCAAGGCGACATGCTGGACGAAATCTGCCATCGGCATTACGGCAGCACCTACGGCCAGCAGGTCGAGACCGTGCTCGAGGTCAACCGCTCGCTTCGCCTGGCTGAACAAGGCCCCTACCTCCCCGCTGGAATCCACATCGTCCTGCCCATCATCGAAGCGCCGAAAGCCAAGGAAACGGTCTCGCTCTTTTCGTAGGCCATGAAGCCAGATTTCCGCATCACCGGCACAGGCGGCGACCTCACGAAAACCTACGCCCAACGCCTCGCCTCGCTCACAATCACGGACAACTCGACCGAGCAGGCGGATACGGTCTCCATCGAACTCTCGAACCACGACGGCAAACTCCCGATCCCCTCCGAAGGCGAAATCCTGAGTATCGCCATCGGCTATGAGGGAAACACGGTGGACAAGGGCCAATTCGTCATCGACCAAATTTCGCTCTCTGGTTTCCCCGAACGCATGAGCCTCTCAGGAAAAGCCGCACCCTTCGCAGCGGCGGGCGGATTCACGCCATTCCAAAGCCGAAAAACCCGCAGCTTCGACAACATCACCCTCGGCCAGCTCGTCACCAACATCGCCGCCGAATGCGGCCTCATCCCCGGCATCGCCCCGCAATACTACGCCGTCACTATTCCTCACCTGGACCAAACGAACGAGAGCAACATGAACCTCCTCACGCGCCTCGCCCGTGACTACGAGGCACTGATGAAGCCCACATTCGGGCGCTTGCTCTTCCTACCCCGCTCCACCGGCGCGAGCATCACCGGCGCAGCTCTGCCCGGTCCGACTATCACCAAGGGGGAGGTCGCCAGCTACAACGCACAATTCAGCCAGCGCACAAAATACGGAAGCGCGACAACCCGCTGGCACGACCCCGAAACGGGCGAGACAAATTCCTTCAAACTCGACGGCGAAGGGAGCGGAGCCGACTACGAAGCGCCCAACCTCTACCCTGACGAAACCGCCGCCAAAAACGCCGCCAAGTCCTTCCTCAAATCCAGCGAGCGAGGCAGCGAATCGATCACACTCTCCATGTCAGGCAGACCCGACATCATCGCCGAGGGTTTGATTACATTGAGCGGATTTCCCGACGCCATGAACAAAAGCTGGACGATAAAAACCGTGACCCACTCTCTCAGTCCTTCCGGTTTCACAACCTCAGTGCAGGCCGAAATCAAAGACCTCACCACCGCGAGCGCCACAGCCGCCACCCCAAACACGACCAGCGCAGCAAACAATCCAGCGACCCCCGCAGGCCGAAACATCGAGGCTGTGACATGGAACCCTGAGACAAGCAGTTTTGAGTAAAACGCAACGGCCAGAGACCCGCATAAACACTCATTCTGCGGACGCCCGCAAACCCGCTTAAATACTACATCTGCGGGCTTCACAAAAAAATAATTCCAAACGCACCCGCTGAGCCAGTATTCATGCGGCTCTGCGGGCCACTCTGTTTTTGTTTTTGTGTCAACAATTATTTTTCAAGTCCCGTAAAATTATTTTTATTTTTTTTGAAAATAATTGTTGACGAAAAATCAAGATTGTGAGATAGTCATTCCAGATCGAAGCCACCACGGCGACGACAAAAACAAAAAACCAAAAAAATGAAACTCACAGAAATCATCAAAGGAAATTACAAAGCTGAAATTCAAACAGTCCGCGCATACGAAGGTAACGACAGGGTGTGTAGCTTTCTTGTAAAAGTTATTTACATGAACGGGGCAAATTTCAACGGGGATGTTTGCTTTATGAAAACATACAATGGCAACATTTCTGCAATGAAAGCCGCGCAACGTATGCTCGCAAAATTCGCCTAACCACACCCGGCGCGGGTTCGATCCCCGCGCCAGCTTGACCAACCAAACCAAAAACCGAAAAATCAAAATATGAAAACAGACTTCCACGCAAACTTAGTTATCGATCCAGCCGGTGAAATCATGGGCAGCGGAATGACAGAAGTGCACGCCGTCCAAGACGCCGCAAAAGCTCTACAAATGGAAACTTGGGAAATCGATGCGCTGATTAAAAAAGCAAAAGCCGGATACCAAGGCGAAGAGGAAACTTTAATGCTTCGCACGCGGCAGGAATGGGAAGAGACATCTGGAATGACGGTTGAGGAATACCTCGGACAATGAGCAACCCCACCACCCACGGCGGCCCGCGCAAAGGTGCGGGTCGCCCCGCAGGCAAGAAATCCGCCAACGCCAAAGGCCGCACATCCGTCACGCGATCCGTCTCCATGCAGCCCGAATCATGGGCCAAGCTCGACCGGCTGCGCGGCACGCAGTCGCGCGGGAAGTTCATCGAATCGATGCTTCCAGCCGAGGGACGCGGGAAAAAATACGAGGTCGTTTGCAATCTCCAAAAAGGCGAAATCCATTTGATCGAGCTGAAAAAAGACGGTCAGACGCAACACGGACGCAACACTCTTGCAAATTATTGATTATCAATATATGTTTTCCGATTCGTAATCGATAGGTCACGAGTTCGAATCTCGTCGTCGGCTCTCCTTCTAAAAGCCCGCAGATGCCCATATGGATTGGCTCTGCGGGCTTTTTCTTCGGCTGGGTAAAATTGGTTGAAAGTTGCTCCAAATGGGTGAAAATGCCATCATGGACGCAACGGACGCAACAGGCAGGAATAAGCCGATCATCACACTTCGCACGGCTACGGTGCGCGGGGAGCAACGGCATGTGGTTTTTTCACGGATTGCAGGGGTGGAGAAGCGAGTTTTTTTTAAGACCAGACTGGAGGCGCGGATGGCGCATGACGCGCTTTTGGAGAAATTGGAAACCGGAGGAACGGATGCTTTCAAGAAGTCCGCTGGCATGACGGTAGAAAAAGGCTGGCAGGAATTTCAACTGGTGCGGATGCCGAAGCTGAAAGAGGGAAACCACACTCGCCTTCTCAACTGGTGGTGGGGGCATTTTGTGGAGAAATACGGTTTGCTGGATTTGAATGACATTAAGCCTGTCCACATTGAGGCGTTCCTGTCTCGCCCAGGTTGGAGCGGGACTACGGCAAATCAGGGCTTCGTTTACCTACGGCTCGTATTCAACTGGCTGGTGCGCTACGAACTCGCAGCGGCAAATCCGGCACTCAAGATCGACGTGCCGAAGGCTGCACCGGAGCACCACTTGCTGACCGTGGCGGAAGTGAAGAAGCTTTTGAGCCTTACGAAAAAAAAGACTCGGCTGCGAGCCTGGATCGTTCTGGGTCTTTTTGGCGGGATGCGCATCTCGGAGGTGTGGCGCTGCCGACCGGAGCATATCGAGCAGACGGAGATTTTCGTGCCTATCCGAAAATCCACCGACCCAAAACCGCGCCCTCGCTTTGTGCCGATCCTTCCGGCGCTGACACGGAATCTTCCCAAAAAGTGGGATGACTTAGGCGAGGACATCATCAAACGCGAGCGCACGGAGCTGGCTCACGCCATGGGGTGGCAGGAGTGGCCTCAAAATTGCCTACGACACACAGCAGCCTCGATGCACCGCGCTATGTGGCAAGACAGCGCAAAGACGGCGTATTTTCTCGGTCACTCATCCCCGCGCATGGTGGAGGATCGCTACGCCAGAGGAGTGAGGCAGAATGAAGCCAAGGCGTTTTGGGCGCTATGAAAAATCCTTGGCGGATTGTTGTCAGACATTCATGCTTTTAATATGCCTGTAAAAAATGCTTCCAACGATGATTGGCGAAATGATCCTATCACGGAACGGCAACGAAATTTGATCGAGGAAAAAGGCTACGACGCTCCAAATACAAAAGGAGAAGCGAGCGACCTAATCAGCGAAATTTTGAGCAAAGAAGATGAAGCGACAGAAGGCCAGATAAGGCGGTTGGAGTTCTACGGAATCTATGGAGATTTCACTAAAAAAGAGGCGATGGAATTGATTGAAAAAAACAAGCCTCTCCACGATGAAGATGAATACCAGGAGTGGAAAAAAATCGTTTGTAAGATAGCCAACCCTACCGAACCAATACAACAAACCACGGAAACAATAGCGCCTTCTTCAACCGTTAAAAAAGATTCTCATTGGATAATGGTTTTTGTGCGCGGGTTAGTTTACGCATTCCGGATTGCAATAGGGATTTTGATCACAATTCTGGCGCTTGCTGCGTTCTCAAAATCAATTTACGCATTTGCTCTGCTTTTGATCTCTGCGTTTTTGGCCTTTCCGTTTTTATCTAAGAAAATCATAAGCGGGTTTGTTACAAAAGGAGTGGTTTGCGCGGGATGTTTTTTTGTAGGCGTGATCTTTTTTGGAAATGCCGCAAGCTCAACTAAGCCCGTAACTCAGAAAAAAAATGATCAGACCCAAAAATAAAAATTGGGATTAACTATCTTTACCATCAAAAATCACCATCTTCACCGCATTCTGCGTGGGTGGTTAGGTCGTGAATCTGAGCTATCCAGTCCGGAGGGAATTTTTCTTCGTAGCTGTTGATGGCCCAGAGTCTAAATTCTCTGACAGCGTTTCCATCTTGGCACCAACATTGAGGCGTGCTTGGCGCGCATTTTGGTATTTTCCCTTTTGTTTGTCCTGCGGGAGGTCAACTGACTGAGCGGACTCTTGAATACCTGATTGCATGATGTCTTGCTCAAGTAGGTGGCGCATGTGTCCTTGAAGGTTCCGGTGCTGTGACTTGGCGCGAGCTTTTGCAAGCTCTGCCAATTCTTTGGGAACTCGAACTGATACAAATTTGAAGTCTTCTTTTTCCATGTAAACAAACATTTCACCAGTGTGAACAAAAGCGCAACAAATAATTTTTTTTGTGCGCAAAAAAATATATTTCGGCCCGCAGACCCGCATAGAATGGGCATGTCAAGAGAAATTTATGGGGTGAAGTCCCTACCTTTGTAAAATTTTTTCTTTCATTTTTTGTGCACAAATTTTACAGATTTGTGCACATGCAAACGGAAACAGAAGAAGCAATCGACACCCAGCACATCGGATTCCGTATCCCGAACAGTCTGCGCGAAGCCGCTCAGGAACGGATGCAGGGGAAATACTCCACATTCAGCGAATACCTTCGCGACCTGCTTCGCCGGGATGTTGAGACCAAGGAGGCCGCGAAATGATCGACTCAACCGCAATGGCCACACGCCTCGGAGTGGCAAAATACACGGTCGAGGATTGGGCGCGGAAAAGCCGAATCCCCGCTTTCAAGATTGGACGGTGGTGGAGGTTTGACGAGGCCGAAGTCATGAAGGCGCTGAAGCTCTCCGGGAACGATCTCAGCCGCGCCATTGGGAGGGTGAAATGAAATACCCCCGCCTTTTTCTTTGCGAGGGCTACTGCCCCGTCTTTGGCCCGATTCGCTCGATGATCCAAGCCGCCGGATTCGGTGATGCGAAGACCAAGTTTTATCTCAAGCACCGTGTGAAGGCCACGCATGTCTGCCTCGAAAGATAATTTATGGAACAACACGAAGTCATAATCAGAAACATACAATTCGCGTGGGAGTTCATCCGCGCTGTCAGTCCAGCCGTTGTGCTGGGGGTCGCAACCTACTGGGTAACTACATGGGGGGAGCGGACACGATGAGAACTTATTTGTGCCGATCAAAAACCCGCATTGAGCGAGTGCAAGCTAAAGACAAGTGGGCTGCTCGACATCAGTTTTTTTGCGAATTTGGACACGACCCAATTACGGTTGAAAGAGTGCGGAGGATCGCACGATGAGCGCCTTCTATGTCATCGACACCGAGGCTGAAAAAGTCGGGATGAGGATCATTTTCGGTCCCTACGAGACCCGCGCAGGGGCAGAGGCATTCATTCGAAAAGATTTTGCGGACTGGTGGGAAAATTCAGACACGCCGTTAAAGGATCGGGATGCCGCATCGTCTGCAACCTATCAAATTCTGCAACTGGTCGCCGAAGTGCGTCCGGTTGGTAGCTCCTCGCTTAAGGTCAAACTGGTGGAGGAGGCTGAGTTAGTGGCTATGAACACGCCTGCTACGGAGGTTGCAACTTGTGGTGCGGAGGTCGAAGCAATGGCCGCAACGACACGGAAGGAGGCGAAATGACTTCCACCATCGAATGGATGGCGTCCACCGACGAGCTGCCGGATGCCGACGAGACGGTGATCCTCGCCCTCGAGGACGGGGATGTCACCACAGGATTTCTGGACGGGGAGACATGGCGGGACATTTCCGCCGACCGTCTGCCGGATGCGCCTCTTTTCTGGGCGCGGTTTCCTGAGCCTCCACAACCTCGCGCCAAGAAGGGGAAAAGAAAATGAGCGCGACTCTCGCCATTTCCATCGCCGTGCTGACCCTCGGCTCGTGCCTCGCCTCTTACATGCTGGGCCGCGATTCGATGCGCCAGCAAATGAGGGACTTCCAAGAACGACGCAGGCGCTGGGAAGAGTTCGACGACGAGGACTAACCAAATTTTCCACCCCAGAAAATTTCCCCGAGCGGCGCGGTGCGGCGGCGCGGCGAGGGCAAACACAACAACAGCCGCGATTTATTAGGCGAATAAAATGAA